AGAATGACTGGAACTTTCATCCAAATGCATTTGTAATTGGACCTGTACTACAACCCGAAGCACTTAATGTTCGGCATCTTCCTAAATTGACACTAGACAGGATCAGTGTTATACTACAAGAGAAGATTAACGAAAAACCTGGATACTTACTAGAAGATAGTTACAGGAATTTATTGAGATATATACAAGAGCCGTTTGAGAAGAATCCAAACAGCACTATAGATTTTTTAAAGGCAATAGATGCTCGCAGAGGCACAGACAGCGAAAAACTATTTCCTTACATATATAAACTAATGAGGCAATAATATGGCACAAAAACCCTTCGACGTATCAAAATTTAGGAAAGGCTTAACTAAGAGCATTAGCGGTATTAGTTTTGGCTTTAATGATCCTACAGACTGGGTCAGCACAGGTAACTATGCACTAAACTATCTTATTAGTGGAGATTTTGAAAAAGGCATCCCACTAGGCAAAGTAACTGTATTTGCTGGAGAGTCAGGTGCAGGAAAGAGTTATATCTGTTCTGGTAATATTGTAAAATCAGCACAGGAGCAAGGCATTTTTGTTATCCTAATTGATAGCGAGAACGCACTTGACGAAGACTGGTTAAAAGCACTTAATGTAGACACATCAGAAGATAAACTGTTAAAACTAAACATGGCAATGATTGATGATGTTGCTAAAACAGTAAGTGACTTTATGGGAGAATATAAAACACTGCCGGAAGATGACCGTCCCAAAGTATTGTTTGTAATTGACAGTTTAGGTATGTTACTAACACCTACAGACGTTGATCAGTTTGGTAAAGGCGATCTTAAAGGCGACATGGGACGTAAGCCTAAAGCACTTACTGCACTGGTACGTAACTGTGTTAACATGTTTGGTAATGCAAATGTAGGACTAGTAGCAACTAACCACACTTACGCAAGTCAAGACATGTTTGATCCAGATGATAAAATATCAGGTGGACAAGGCTTTATCTATGCTTCGAGTATTGTAGTTGCTATGAAGAAAATGAAACTTAAAGAAGATGAAGATGGTAACAAGATATCAGAAGTAAAAGGTATTAGAGCAGGTTGTAAAGTAATGAAGACTCGTTACGCAAAACCATTTGAAGGTGTACAAGTTAAGATTCCATATGAGACAGGTATGAATCCATACAGTGGCTTAGTAGACTTGTTTGAGAAAAAGAACTTGCTACAAAAAGACGGCAACAGACTCAAGCATGTAGACTCTAAAGGCGAAGAGACTAAAATGTACCGTAAGGAGTGGGAACGTAACGAAAGTGGTTGTTTAGATGCTATCATCAGCAACTGGGGTAAAATTGAAAAGGCTACTGAAGAACCTGCTCAAGAAGAAGTTGTAGATGAAGTACCTGCTCAAGAAGAATTACAGTAGTCTACTACAACAGCCTGTAAATCAAATATACACTGAACTACAGGCTGTGTATAAGGATGCGTTTGCTGATGACGAACGCATTCTTTTTATTGATGACGTAGAAGACAACTCTGCTAAGACTAATTTAGAAAACTATTTAGATAAGTTATTAGATCATTTAGACATAGATAAGTTTTTTATTGTGACTGTTAATAGAGGCAGTCAAACTATTGTAAACCCTACAAACTATGCAATACCAGACACAATATGCATGACACCCTGGATTGGATTAGAAATAGATGTAGACAGTAGTTTACATCGTTGCTGTTTGTGGGACAGACAGTTAGGTGAAGATGCTATAAGCATTATAGATTACTTTAGTAGTAACAAACAACAAGAACTTAAACAACAGTTGTTGGAAGGAAATAAGCCTACTGCATGTGATAAATGTTGGCGAGTAGAAGATAACGGTGGTATCAGTAAACGTCTTAACGATGAGTATGTGTTTAGAGAACATAAGTTTAATATTGATTACAATGACCTAACTTCAAGTAAGATACTAAACTTAGACATAAAGTTAGGCAATAAGTGTAACCTAGCATGCAGGATTTGTAGTTCACGTTGTAGTAGTACCTGGAGTCGCTATGAAAAAGCACAGTCTGTAACATTTGACTGGTTAGATAATGAGTCGAGTACATTTTGGTCAGACATTATTAGTGTAAGTAAGGATGTTAGGTATATTACATTTGCTGGCGGTGAACCGTTACTGGACAAAACACATAGGAAACTATTACAGTACTTTATTGATGAAGGTCTCAGCGACCAAGTTACACTTCATTATAATACTAATGGTACAGTATTTGCAGATTTTCTCTTTGATTATTGGGACCAGTTTAAGACTGTTGAGCTAAGTTTTAGTATTGATGCTGTAGGCAACCGTTTTATGTATGAACGTTTTGGTTCTACATGGGAAACAGTTTCTGCTAATTTACAGAAGTATAAGGACACTGACTATGTGTGTAATATCTATGCAACTGTAACTAATATAAACATAATGTATAGCGATGAAGTATTTAAATTGGCTAACAAATTAGGAATGGGCATCACGTTTAGTGCATTGTCTGACCCTAAAGAGTTGACAGTTACAAATTTACCTAGTATAGTTAAAAAGTCTATTAGAACTAAGTTGATGTCTGTCAATGACATAGAGTTTAAGCGACAAATACAGCCTATATTAGATATAATGTATTCTAAAGAAGGTATAAGTAGTGTACGGGAATATCTGGTAACCCAAGACTTTAAACGAGCAACACATTTTAAAGATTATTATCCAGAATTAGATATGCTTTTAAGCGAGGAAAATTAAATGTCAGTTGAATTAGACGTATTAACAGAAACATACTTGATTATGAAAGAGTATGTGCCCAGTAAAGATAGACAAACAGCCGCAGATCAATTAGTAGGCAATCTAGTAGACATGGGTATTAATGACTTAGAGTTTGAGAAGTTTTGCGCTACTGACTCTTATCTAAAAAGAGCAGGTGAAGATTACCTAGACGATGATTTAGGTGATGATGACACGGACGAACTAGCATTTGAAGATTAATGTGGTATAATAAAGTAGTTCAAGACTTGGCTTTTTTGCCTGACTTCATTGCACACTATAACAATGAACTAGACGAAGCCAAGTCTGAGGTTAAAATTTACGGCAACGTGGAAAAGAGCCTTAGTAACTTGCCTGGTGTAACTGAACACAGATTTAATCAGTTACAAGAAATAGAAGCAGTACTAAACTACCTCAACATTGAACTACGACGTATTAGACGCAAATGGTTTAAGAAGTACCTAGAAGGATATGCTCGTGCATTAACCAGCAGAGACGCTGAGAAGTATGTTGATGGCGAGGACGAAGTAGTAGACTTTGAAACACTAATAAATGAAGTCGCCCTACTACGTAATCGTTGGCTAGGTATTATGAAAGGCTTAGAAGCCAAACAGTGGCAACTAGGTCACATAACAAGGTTGCGAACAGCAGGAATGGAAGATGTAAGCATATGATACAATTAACACCAGAAGAAAGTCACCAGCAAAGTTTGTTTACACTCGAAGCACTATACAAACACGATGACTTAATGGACAGCATTAAGAGTGTAGCTGATGTTGGTTGTGGCACAGGCTTAGATATCAAGTGGTGGGCAGAGTGTGAAAGCAGAGACGACGTTCCTATTCCGCACAATTACAAATGTTATGCAGTTGACCTAAATCCACAAATTAATTATGACATACCTAAAAATCTTTCAGTATTGAAGAAGGATTTTACAAAAGGTCCGTTTCTGTCTACCAAGGTAGACTTGATATGGAGTCATAACAGTTTAGGCTATGTTCTAAATCCATACGAAACACTTGCAGTCTGGAACGAACAAATGAAAGCGGGCGGTATGCTTTGTTGCATACTGCCACAGACACATAATATAGAGTACAATAGAATACATTGCAACCACTTTCCTGGACACTTTTATAACTTTAACATTGTTAATCTCGTTTACATGTTGGCATGTGCAGGCTTTGACTGCAAGGACGGGCTATTTTACAAAGGACAACATGATCCTTGGCTTCATGCAGTTGTGTACAAAAGCAAGCACAAGCCTATGGATCCTATGACCACTTCCTGGCATGACCTAAGGGAAAAGAAACTGTTACCAAAAAGTTTTGAAGAAAGTATAGACAGAGTCAATCACGTAAGTAACCAACCACACTTGTTACTTAGGTGGATAGACGGGACTCTATTTGATGTAGCACATACGGCCTAAGTCTACGATAGGGTTCTCCTGCAACTACCTCATCTATAAACCATTCTGTATTCCTAATCTGTTTTATAAAAGTTTTACGCAGACTTAAGTCAGGAACCATTACTTGGTAGTCTGTTCTAGCAACATCGCTTGCTAAACTTTCAGGACTTGCAATTACAGGAACTCCGCTTATAATTGCTTCTATTGCGGCACCGCCTGTTGGACTTACCACACAGAATGCGTCCTTAAGTATATCAACAAAGTCTGTATCGTCTGAATTCCCTTTTGTAACAGGTTTTTCTACTTTATATTTTTCAAATACATGTCTTGATATAGGGAATCTAGGATGTGGCCTAACTACGATGTTTTTATGGGGGTAATATAATTTTAGTTTAGGTATTATATTATCTAGCCATTGCTCAGTAGTAGGCATTTCTCGCCACAACTCACTTGACTCATTTTGGCAACAAATAACAATATTATTTCCTGATTCGTGATAGTCTTTAACTTCAAAGTTAAAACGTTCGTGCCTGCCGGGGATAACAGGATTGTCTGTGTGTCCATAGTATCCGGTATTGTTAATATGGTTAACTGCTATTCTAAAACTATGGTTACGTTTTAGTACACCCACTTCCATGATAATAACAGGCTTACCTTGACTACGGTAGTGGTTGTACACTGCTTGGTTTGTTTGCATTCTGCCACGCCACAATACACTCCAGATGCAAGCCGCATCTGCGTTCATATCTTCTTGCACTACAGTGTCGAATAATGATACGTGGTCCTCGAATGCCTTATAAATATCTTTGCCGTTAAGAGCAACGGCATTAGGCCAAAAACTAATTTTCATAATCAACTATTTAATATGATACTAGGTGTAAGTTACGGATTTCATGATGCGGGCGTAACGTTAATCGATAATAAAGAAATTCTATTTGCGGCGCATTCAGAGCGTTACAGCAAAAGTAAACACGACAGCGGGCTCAATCCTGCAATATTTAAGGAAGCCTTTAACTACGGCACTCCTAGTAAGATAATTTATTACGAAAATCCTTGGAACAAAAAACTACGTCAGGCCTTTGCAGGTCAATGGGACGATGCACTACAATGGCCTAGAGTAAAGAAAGAACTACGAAGCCTAACAGGACTAAACTGTCCAGTATACTACGCTGATCATCACGAGTCACATGCCGCCGCAGGCTTTGCGACAAGCCCATTCAAAAGTGCCGCAGTTGTTGTAGTAGATGCTATAGGCGAGTGGGATACTATGAGTATATGGCATGCTGTAGAAGACTTTGATGGAGAAGTAGAATACGAAAAACTTTGGTCAAACAAGTATCCCCATAGTATTGGACTA